TTACTTAGCTTGCACGGCCGGTTCATCAAATCCGGGGATGGCGTTGGCCGCGTCGATTGCTCGTTGGCGCAGCTGCACAGCGTCACTATCAAACTTGCACACAGTACGATTCGGGTCATTGACATATTTCACCACATCACGATAAACGGTACGGTAAATCACTTTGGCTTCGACGTTCGCCGTCGCCGCCTTCTCCTCTCCAGCGGCAACCGCCTTTTCCTGCTTCGGTAGCCTTTCTTTAGCCTGGCTGTTTACTTGCTCAGAATGCGTGTACCAGCCCTTCAAGTATCCCGCCCAGAAAATGCCAGCGCATACCGCCAGCACTACCCCCACAATCATCAGTCTGGTTTTACCGTTCATTCGTACAGCCCCCAGCACGTCAGTGCACTTTCCTGATCCCTGCGGTCAACTTGCCCGTAGCAGCCGTTCTTTTGCCCTTTGGTTAAGCGGCAATCCCGCCCGCCGTCGAATACCCAGCGCCGGATCTCTGCGCATGCACCTTTGCGGTCACCAGCATTGAGTTTACGGTAGAATGTCGAGGGGAAGCATTTACCCGGCCCGATGTTATAGGGGCAGAAACTGGCGATCCCAACCTTCTGCGGTGGCGTTAGCGGAACGTGCACATTCTTTTCAACCCACGCCAGCGCCTTATCGCGTTCGATAGCGTTAACTTTTCTGCACTGTGCCTCAGTTGCTCTTTGCCCCTTGATAACGCGCTTGCCATCTATAACAGTTACACCGTGGCACAACGACCACACGCCGCCGGGGTCAACAACGGCAACCAGTGCGTTACCTTCTTTTTCGCTGATAAACTGATCAAACAGCACCGGTGCCGATGCACCAGCGGCCAGAAGTGCCAGCATTGCAGCGCTGAACTTAGCTTTGTTGCTCATAGTCCTGTGCCTTCCGCCGGTCGTCTTTGATTTTGAAATACAGATTGGTGAGGTAGGTAAGCAGCCCAAAAACAATACTGGCCAGAACGCCGATAGCCGCCCACTGGCTGGGGCTTACCTTATCAAGAAGTTGTAACAGCCAGTAGCTGCCGCTAACGGTGGATGTGATGTACGACGTTCCCGCCGCCACATCCGGTAGATTTTTCATTCGCATGCCTTACCCCGCGGGGATCACTATAGGTAGTGATTTGAAGGTAAGATGCTTACGTGGTCGGAATCCCGACTATGTTAATGAACCTCAATTATAGAATCTGAGAATCCAGCTAAACCGACTTCATTACCATCCCGTAGCCCTTTTAATGTATAGTTTTCACCATCATCTGTTTTGGTTAGCACTGGTGCTTCAGTTACAGTGATTTCCACTCCCGGAACGGGGACTATGACATCCCCGATCTCCAGTTCAATAAACTTTTTAGTAGTCATATCAACCTCACTCATTTGGCCGGGCGAAGACGCTCAAACGTGACATTCAGGCGACGCGTTCCGGATGGCGGAGCACTGCCGAATGAAATACCGAAATAGGAAGTCCCTTTGGTATTATCCAGGTGTCTGACGGTAGTTAGCCAATCAGGTACAACAGAAACAATACGATAATTTGCATCAGCAACCGCCTGTGGCAGCGAAAGCGTAAAATCCAGTGTAGTACCATCCCCCGCCAAATTGTAAGCCTGCGTCCGGGAGACGATATATCCCTGGGAGTTTCTAATCTGCGGGTCGGCAAGAGTAGCGCCGCCATAGTTAATTTTTCCATCCCCAGCTGAGTCCTGGAAAGAACATTCGCCAAGCAATAAGTTACCAATAGTACCAGAGCTGCCAAAGGCAATATCGTAACCCGCATTCCCATAAAAGGTGGTTCCAGAGATATCAGGTTGGTAGCATCCCGACAAGTTCGATTGTAAATCGATACCGTTTCCGGTGCTCGTCTTTACAGTACCCGTTTCGTTGTCGGTGTACGTCTGTTTTACACTATTTGTAATACTGCCATCCCTGATTTTAAAGCCTACAAAACCGGAGCAATAGATACCGCTACCACAGGCGTCAATAGTGGGATTGATAACAGAGCATCTTGTCAGGGAACCAAGACTACCTACCCCGGCACGTTTACAGTTCCGGGCAGTTGGGTTGATTACGTGGCAATTATCAATCCCATTTTCACCCATGTAGAATCCGTCCTGACAACCTACTGATACGCAATCTATAAACCGCGTATTGTAGCAACCATTCATATCACAGCCATTGTCAACGCATGACTCACAATAGGCATTAGTGACGGTATGGTCTTTACACTTACCATTAGCAATTCCAATAAAACCTGCACGATATACCTTATCGTTGGTCGAGCTACATCCTTGTGTTTGACCTAAAGTATCCGCTCTGAACTTGATACCGTTAGAGCCTGTGTCCCTGATATCATTGAATGCAGATTCATGACGCAGGCAGTTAGTTACATACTGTCCAGCGGCAGTTTCTACTGCCCCTCCGGTGATATCACGTATTGTTGAATTTTTGCAGAAGGTATCTTTGCAGTTCTCAAAATACGCACCGTAGCTATTGAAATCGCGTATATCAACGCCATCAACACCTGCATTGGAAACACCAACAGCACTTATACAGCGACGTATGGCTGACTGATTCGCGGAGTTTCCCCTCAAGCGGCCTTTTTTATTATTTGCCTTGATTAACGAATCAGAGGGTAAGATAAACATATGCGCCGATGCGTTGGCTTTATGAGTGACTGTCTTATAGTCAGCTATCCGGACTGTTATTCCCGATGGGACAGCAATTGTATCAACCACACAGCTGACATCGACAATTACAACGCCTGTAGTTTCTGCAGCTTTAGCAAATGCCTTTGCAAATGCCAGAGTCGCATCAGCGCCTTTTGTGACTTTGTAATCTGAGATCCTCGGAGAGGAGTTATCAATGTAATCCTGTACTGTAATATCGAGCGTTGTGTTGGAAAGCCCGGCCCCCAGACCCTGTTCACTTGAAGCCATCTTTAAAGCAAGATCGGCTGTATCTGTCATTGCAAAAATTGGTACCGGCCGACCTGAACTATCCCACCCTAATAATGAATCTCTTCTCTCACTAACGGAAGGAAGTTCATTTACATAATTTTCAGGGACCCGCAGCGTACGTGAAAGGTTAGTATTCCCGTTATCCACCACGAATTTTTTAGTAGCAGCATCCTGTTCGTTAACCGGATCGGCTAGATTAGAAATCCTATATCCATTTGCATTAAACGGCCCGCCGCCAAACAAAGGGCGCATCAGCGCTACGCCGAGATAAATAAAAGCACGCTGGATGGCCATCCAGAGACGGTCAAAATCTTTGTTAACCGTATCGGCCAGCAGGTCGCCATTGTCCTGGTAATCGGTGAGCCGGTATGTCGGCGTAACGCGTTCAAAAATGACTGTAGCGCCATTGGCCGGCGCGGTCAGAAAAGTAACTTCACCACCGCCAGTATTACCCACACCAGACACGGTATAGCCGGACGTTACTTCGTTGCCGTTGATTGTCACCTGAATATCGCTGGCGCTGATCAGGTAAAACTCATAGGCAAAGACAGTGGTCAGCCCGTTGGCGGTATAGATGTTATAGGGTGTCTGGTTCGGTACCGACATACGAGGAACTCCGGCGGCTAGTAATCTACGGCGACCATGTGATCGCCATCGTTTGGTTGCCAATGTTCCCGCGCCTGTGCGGTCGGAATCCCGACCAATTTACCAATGCGTACTGGTGTTGAACTGATAGCGCCGGATCCGGAGTCGATAAAGTCATCGGGCTGATTAGTCAGCGCCGGGTTAAAGTCTCGCATCTGGTCGTACATTGGGCCATCGAGCACGTCGGTGTGCGCCCAAAGGAACCGCGACGACAACGGCGCTTCGAATGCATCGAGGATGCGTTTCTGTTTATTGGTCACGCTGAATTCTTCCCGGACGCCGCAACCGGTACCCTTCAACGCCTGAATCAGTAATTTCCCGGCGAAGCTGCCCGGGCCGTTCACCTCAACGCATACCAGCGGGATCTGATACTTCAGCACCAGTTCTTTAATCTGCATCACCTGACCGCCGGTGATTTTGTCGTTGTCGTCAAATTCTGCCAGTTCGCCCGTAAGCCCCTGGCAAACATGCCAGTACAGATGTCCGCGCGCGTCAGTGAAAATCAGAGAGAACGCCGAGGCGTCGGCCTTAACTTTGCCGGTGGCCACATCCCACCAGGCGACAGCACCAACAATTTGCGTCTGGCCAAGCCACATGGAGCATGAACGGTTCGCATAGCGAATTTCAGGCTGTACGTTGTACTCGCGGATACGGTCGGGATCGAGACGAACCTCGCCAACCGGTTTACTGTGCAGCTGGTACTGGCTATCCCATTCGTTGATTGTGCGAGTCTCACGACGGCGCTTTGTCATTTCCTCCGGAGTGAACCTCTCCGGCCATTCGCAATCGGCGTAACAATCAACCGTGGTGCCGGGAGCCTCGGCAAACTCGATACCGTCATCGTTAAGACGATAATCAACACCTTCAACGAGCAGTCGCGCGCCAATGTGAATACCGACGAAAACATATTCCGGCCGGAACGGTAACGAGTAACGGCTCGCGGTGGCCTGTTTTTCCTCGATTCTAAATTCTTTACCGAATAGTTTGATGGTCAGACAGTCGGCGCCCATAGATTCAACCTCATCGTAAAGGCTATCGTGGGTATGCGGCGTGCCGATAAACAGCTTTCGCCCGCCGGGGACAAGAATATGCGTCTGCTCACCGAGGCGATAACGCAGCTTTTCCCGCGCCTCCGGCGTCTGGATATTGCGGGGTACTTCTACATCATCGTTCTGGCATTCATCAGCGCGGGCCGAGGTGACGTTAGAGAGGATCCCCTTTGCGTACATACTGCCGTTACGCATATCCAGAGAGCCGTTAACCCACCACTGTTCAACGGTTCCCTGTCCGTCCGGTAGCATCCCTTTGGTCAGCGGGTGATTGCGTAAAACGTTCTGCGTATCGCGGCTGGTTTTGTACGCGGTGCCGTCAGCTTCAGACTGGTGAAGAATGCGGTACTGGCGGTTCTGGTAATATCGCCATGCGTTATACACCGCCAGAATGGTGGATTTACCAAAGCCACGAAAACAGCGAAGCACCGCGAGATCCCCGCGGTGTTCCAGCCAATGGCAGGCTCGATAATGGCAGTCGGGAACCTCCCACCCCATCCGCTCCGCCCATATGATGAAAAAGGCGACGAATGAAATCATTTTTTCCGCTGCTGTAGGCGTTCGATAACTTCCTGTGCTGCACGTTCAGCGGCAGATACCTGTTGGCCCAGGCGGAATGCTTCATCGTCCGGATCCTCGCCGGGTTTAGGCGTTCCCCCGCGCGTATGCATGCCAATCAGCGAATGGACTTTTACCAGCAGCGTGAGCGATGCGGCCGCGTTCTTCTTATGCCAGTAGCGGTCGCCGCGTTCCTGTTTGGTGTGCTTCGTGATTTCCTTCCCTGCCCCCGGCCAGTTATCCGGATCGGCTTCTTCCAGAACTACATCGGTGAGCTTATCGCTAAGAGAGGTCAGGCGGGTTTTGTAATCTGAATGCATAAAAAAAGCCCCGTGGTTATCCATAGGGCTATGATGTGACTGGCTAGAGGTCGGAATCCTGACTAATTGTTATTTTTATTTTCCAGTTCGTTTATACGATTCTGTTCTTCAAGTTTTTTTCTTTTTAACCATAACGAAATAAAACTCCCCTTAGCTTCGCTATTTTTACCGTCGGGTTTTATTTCGAATATAAAATAAGCAACACAATTATATATGGATACTAATAATACTAAGTACACCATCATTTCTAGATCACTTCTGTAAACTCGACCGACGCCATCAGCGATGGTTATAGCACAGAATAATCCAGAGGCAAGGGCTAACGCGAAACCAATCCTTCTTAGGTAAGTTATCAAGATTTTCTCCTATCTCTTTCAGGCAGTTAACATGCTATCTATATCATAATATATGGAACCGCTAAAGTTGCTAACGCATACCGGGGTCTACCTGGTTAATCAGCGGCGCAATCCAGAACAGATTATTACCGGGTAACAGCGTACGCACGCTATGCAGCACACGATCGCCGGCGTCACCATTCAGCACACCAGCAGTCACATCGGTAACGGTATCCAGGAGGCCAAACGTTGGCCCCAGCGCAGAACCGATAAAGCCGCGGCTGGCATAGCGGGATTGCGTACCGGTACCGAGCAGCGGCCCTAAGCCAAACATCCCGCCAGTGGCCTTCTCCGCCATGTTGTTGTATTCCATCAGCGGGCCAAGGATACCTGAGCGGTCGATTCCCTCAATCGCCAGTTTCTGAGGCGACCAATCCACTTCTTTACCGTTAGCAGACTGTTTTAAAGCGTACGTGAGCGCACCGAGTGCAATCTGAAAAGCTGTGCCATAGTAAAACTGCGCGGTACCTTCTGATAAGCCGCCGATTGTCGCCCTGTTATATGATGCCGTCGTGAAGGAGCGGAACTGAAAAACGGTGCGTCCGATTGGAGAACTAGCCCACAATGGCGTATCCCCTACCCCCGGCGTGATAATGATGTTGTTGGTATCCTTCAAAACTGCCGACTGGAATACACCGGCAGCGTAATCATCATCCCATTTTTCAAAATTGCCAATATGCCAACCATCAAGTACCTCTCCATGCTTACGAAACTGTTCGTTTATGCGCACGGCTGTAGACGGACTGATACCCAGTTTCGCAATCCGGGAAGCCGGAGCCGCTCCGGAAAGAATACTGTCAGCGGTTACCATACCGTTAATCGCTTTGTTAATGTCGTTATACTGCCCCATCAGTGTGAGCTTTCCGAAAACATCGGTGACGCGGTCTAACCCGGCTTCCGCTGCGTTCGTACGCGTGGAGCTGTCAACCAGATCAGCCATCAGACGCGAGCGGGAGTTAAGCACCGTTTCAACCATAACCCCCATCTTTTTCATTTCGCTTTTGTTGGCTGCAAACGCCGGCGATTTGGATATCAGCGCACCATAACCCTTCATGGTTTTACTGAACCCGTTGACCATCACTCCGCGAGCGAGATCGGGAATAGCAGAAACCGTCATGCCGCCGAGTTTAGTAACGAAGTTTACGTTACGCATAGCCCGGCCAGCGCGTACAAAAAAGGACGATGGGTCGTCAGGCATACCATACGTACCGACCAGCCGATCACGCATTGCCGTAATATCCCGGATATCATTCTCACGGGCTTTCGCTAATTTGGCCTGCTCCTGAGGACGCGCCCGCATCAGTTCATCATATTCGTCCTGTATCGCTTTAAGTTGCGACTCAAGATTACGATTTCCAAACACTCTGGTTAATTCAATATCCGGAGAAGCCTCCCGGATATGCCGCTGCAATACATAATTAGCGTCACTCTCCAGATAATCACGCATCATATTGTCCGGAAGATTTAAAGTACGCTGCCGAGAGCTGCCGGGTACTTTAACGGTAAAAACGTTCGTAAAATCCTGGGGAATTTTTGCACCAACAATTTTATTTATCGTTGCGTCTGCTGCGATCTCCGCATCTTCCCGTGACATAGCCGAAGCGCCACGCGACCACCAGTTAACTAAAAGCTCGCGGAATTTATCGCGTTCCTCAACAATTTTCCCCACTCTGTAGACTCGGGGAAAATAACTGGTCTGTCCCAACGCTTTTAGCTCCGCATCAGGAGGGAGTAAACCTAAATCCTGCTGGGCTACTTTCACCCTGTCCACCACCTGACGCAATGCACGTGCAGCATCCTGAACAGCAGCGTTCCCATGAATATCGCCATTTCGCATGGCGTCGCCAACTTCCTCGCGGAATCTGGTGTAATTGAGATCTCCGCCATCAGCTTTATATTTGGCATACGCCTGTTTATTGGTTACCACCACCGCAGCTTCTTCCCTTCGCCAGCCACGCACACGGGTTTCAGCGGCAACGGGGGTCTCGAACCCGCGCTGATTACCTCGCAGCGCAAAGTTATTTTCCGCCAGCTCCAGTGCTGTGATCCGCGCGTTGCGCGACGGCGACGATATAACACGTGATATAGGTGTCATGTACCCGCCAGCTTTTAACGCAATATCAGCCGCCTTTCCTCCGTCGAGGGTGAGATCGTCAAGAGTTGCCTGTCTGATCTGCATAGCACCCACGCTTCCGCCATCCGGTAGGCTGTCCATACCACGGTTAATAGCGTTAGCCGTGCCGGCATTTTCCAGCGCATCAGCCATTTCCCGCATGGCTGCGTTCCTTACTCCGGGGGATAACATTGCGCCAGCACTTGCAAAAATACCGCTGAACATAGCGCCAGCAACAATATGCGCGGCGCTCTCTGTGGCGGTTCTGGTGTACTGCTGATTATTGAGCGCAACCTCGCTAAGTGCAGTACCAGCGGCACCGATAGCGACCTGCGAGCCGATACGAGCAGCCAAGGTACCCTGTGCGCCAGGAATGAACATTGATGCAATAGTGAAAGGATCAAGAAATCCTGCGGCTATATTGGCTAAGGTACCTTTCCACCCAGCCTCAGCTGTTACACGTCGGTCTTCGTTTTCTTCATCAATCTGGTTTTTAATCCAGGCGGTTTCTTCCGGCGACCGGGAGTCCGCAAAAGCGGTACCCCAGTGCTCGTAACCTTTTATTTCGCTCTTATCCGAATAAGGATTGTAACCTTCTGCCGGCTCGAAATGCTTAGGTAGACGAACCATTCCTACCAGTGAATTATTAGTACGGAATGCTGCATTCCATACCGAAGGCTCAGGCTGATGCGGTTCTGGATTAGTTCCCTCTGGCAGAGAAACGTCGAAGCCCGTAGGGGCCGGAAGTGCGTTATCCATAACACTCGGCGCGTCTGATTGCGGATAGATAGGCATTATTCATTGCTCCACGAGAAATATTTTTTAAAGCGATCCACTCGTTCATCATGCAAACGTTGGTACTGCTCATCGAGCGCGCGATGTTTGTCTTTAAAATCATATCTATTTTCCCCACGAATAACTTTTTCCTGGTCGTTTTGCTCTCTCTCCTTCTGCATTTTCTTATAGGGTTCCCAATCTTCTAGCGACGGTTTCCACCGCATAGGCTGGCGAAACTTGTTGTAATAAGGCTGTACGCTCTCGATACCATCTTTATCTTTCATGCGAACCATAATGGCGTAATCGCCATTATGCGTGGTTAAAACGTCAGGGATGATTTCCAGCTCACCACCGATTCGGGATTCAGGAGTACTTGATGTAACAACTGGCGCTGAGCCCGATGTAATCCCCAGTTGGGTCGGGCTGGTTTCAATTTTTTCTTCACGTTCGCCATAGGTCAGGCGCTCTTTTTCCTCTTCCCACTGCTCAGCCTGCCAACCCGATGGCCCGTAGTTATAGAGCGCTTCGGGGGCATATTTCATGAACTGGGCACTACCGTTTACTTCGCTAATGCTCCAGGTGCGGGCGATCTGGGTATTGGTCATTTTTTTTGCAATATCGGCATTACCGCCAGAATTGCGATAATTGATGTCGTAAAGGGACTGATAGTCATTTCGGAAATGTACTGCTTCTGGCGTTGAATCATCCGCCGAAGGATCCCAACGAAATATTTGCGCCATGCTACTGACTGCAGAATCCAAAGCGCTGCTGCGTTCTTTTTTGTATTCCTTAGTGCTCTGCGTAGAAGACAATTGCGCTTTAAGGGCGTCAGTCTGGTTATAGGTTACATTCTGCGCCTGCTTCACTGCCTCATCGGACGCCATACCCGCATCGGTCAGCTGTTTTACCGTTAGATAAAAACTCTGCATATCCTTCGGCATATCCCCCACCGACGCGGGATCCGTGTTGTAAAGGGCGTCAAATAAGGTAGAGCCCTGTTTCACCACATCCGGGCTGCTGGAACGGGCGATCGCATTCAGTTGCGATGTAACCTGCGACGGGATAATACCGGTCTGGTTTACCTGCTGTACGACAGCGTCGTGAGTGGTGGCATCGTTAATGCGGAAATTAAGCGCCGATGGCGTATTGTCCGCCGCCTTCTGCATGGATTTATTGCTCGGGTCGAGTTTCTCACCAGAGATCAGCGCGTCATTAAAGCGGGCGGAGTCGCGCTGCGCCTGAATATTGGCGTTGCTCTTCTGCACCAGCGCGCTAAGTTTGCCGTGTGCATCAAGTTTTAGCGCAAAATCGGGATCGTTTGCCTGCGGCTTCACTTTCGCCAGTTCGGCCTGCTGTTCTGCTGGGGTGGCGTACTGAATAGCCTGGAAGGTTCTGGCGTTATCTATCGCGATATCCAGCTGCTTGACCGCTGTTTGCCCCTGCTCACCGTACGCAAACAAAATGGTGGAGGCGTTCGGCATAGCATCCGGCACCTCGCCGTTATACAGCTGCGCCATTGTATTATTGAGAATCGGGTCAATCTGCTGGCGCAGCGCCGTACGCTGCTGCCGGATCTGCGCTTCGGCGATATTGTCGATTTTGTTTACTGCTACCGGGTCGAGACCGGTTTTATTTTTGTTGTAGCGGGACAACCAACCGCGCGTTTCTGCGGGCAGCTGCTTAACGAAATCCGCCATCGAGATTTCGCCTTTGCGCGGGTCGCCCACTTTGGCGATCAGTTTATCGACGTTACCCATCCCCCAGTTATACGCGGCCCCGGCCAGTGGTTCTGACTGGTATTTTTTACTGAGCTGCCCGGCATAATCACGCGCCAGCTGCGCATGCTGCACAGGATCGTCCGGGTTGTATTCCACGCCACGTTTAGCCGCCAGTTCTTTCCCTGTGTCCGGCATCAACTGAAATTCACCCTGCGCGCCAGCGGGCGATGTAACAAGACTACCATCCGCATTGCGGTGCTTACCACCGGACTCCACCAGGCCAACGGCGCGCATATCGAGTTCGCCGGTGCTGCTGTTAATCAACGTAAAATCGCCATTCAGCCAGCCAGTGGGATTGGTTACCGCGTAGTTCTGCGCGCGCTGCTCCAGCGCTTTTTGGTTCGCTTCTGATACCGCCGCGTCGATGCGCTCCTGCGGCCAGCCACGCGCCTGGCCATACATCTCGATCGAGTGTTTACGGGCGCTACGTATCAGCCCTGCCTGCATCGGATTATCGTATGCGCTGGCCTCCTGTTCGACGGAAGTGGTCACCGTAGCATTAAGCTGCTGGCGCTGGGCCTCATCCGTCTGTGCACGCTCGAAACCGCTGTAGGTACTTGTCCGGCGTACCTGCCCCGCTTTCCACTGTGCATCAAAATAGGTTAACTGACTCGCCGGCACGCGCTTGCGCGCTTCCTCATAGTCTCCGGCATCGGCCTTATCCATATCGGAAACCACACCAGATGATTTAAAGCCCTGACGCGTGACCGTAGCGCCCGTCTCGGGGTTTTCCCAGCGGTCATTAGATTTAGCTTCCAGATCGGTCAAAATAGCCTGTGTGGCTGCCACATCGGCTTTATCCTGCTCATGCTGTACTTGTTCTGCTACCTGTCCTGTAGCGGCCCCAAAACCAGATACCGCATTGCCGATAGTGCCTACATTGCTAACAGCGACACGCGTCTGCTGTGCCTGCGGTGTTACATTACCAAAATTACCCGTTGGAATTCTCACGTCACTTACTCCGCATATAATCCGTATTTGCCAGTTTTAGCCTTTTTCCAGCCGCTGTACGCCGTCCCGCCAGCGCTCAAAAGCGAACTGCCGGCGCTGATATTCCCCGCTGTCGCCGCATTACTGCCGCTGATCCTGTCGGCTTGTGCCTGCGCCTGCAGGCGATTAGAAGAATTCACGCCATTAAGGATTGTCTGGTAGGCATCCTGCTCCGCATCCCCGGTAATACCTGACGTGACGCGCAGCGCCGTTCCCTCTCCCGTCTCAACGCCTGAAGCCGCCAGCGCAGCATTGGCGGCGGAAGCCTGCTGGCGACCGGCTTTACGAATACGCTCCGCTTCCACGCGGGCAGAGGCCTTTGCGGCGTCGGCGTCGGCTTCAGCCTGTGCGGCCTGATAGTTCGCCATTTTCTTTTGCTGCTGGCCGCTGGCCACCGCACCACCTGCAGCGAGAACAGAAGAAGCTACCAGCGCGATTTCAACACCTGTACACATCGTTAAACCTCCATCGAATAAAGCAGCCCGGTTCGTTGCAGACCGAGGCGGGAATAAAGCTGGCCAGTACGTTCGGCATGTACGCCCGTGGTGATCCCCATGTTGATCACTGCGGCGCCATGTTCTTTCGACCATTCGATAAATGCGCGGGCCAGCCGTGGGCCAGCGCTGCCGCCCCGGTGCTCCGGAGCGACGAACAGGCCATATTCAAACGCCATCAGCTGGCGGGAAAAAAACTGCTCCGCGATACCTCCGCCGAGCCAGCCAATCACCTGACCATTCTTTTCAGCCACCAGCACGCAGCCGGCAGCGGAATAAATCAGACTCTCAGCCAGTTCCGCGCATTTATCCGCATCAAAGGGTGAGTTTTCGGAATAGCGGGATTCCAGGTACATCCGGGTTCCCAGTTCAATAAGCGCCGGAATGTCACCGGCGGTTGCGTTGCGGATCATCATTAACCCCCGTTGCTGGAGAACGTAAAAATAATTGCCAGCAGGTGAAAAGGCAGCGGCTGGCGTTGCTGAATAATCAAGGTGTCTTCCCCGCGCTCCCAACCGAGCTTCCCGAAATAATGATCACCGGTGAAAAGTGGCGCGGGCTGGTTAAGGATTTTTGGGCCGAAGGTACGGAAGGAGATTACCTGACCGTTGCACTCCGCGCCGGTGGTTTCCATAAAGCGCAGCGTGACTTCGCTGGTACGCTTGCGGGCGTTCTGCGTGGTGCCTTCGGTCGTTGAGATTTCCGGCGTCAGTGTCTGAATGGTGGTTTCATAATGCAGGCCGACTTCGATTTTTTTCGCTTTGCGGCTGAGAGTGATTTGCCCGTCTGTTACCGTTACCTGTGGCATCACAGAACCATCGGCCACCACATCAACCGTTTTTCCATTGAGGTGAGAAAGACCTGTCCACGTGGTGGCACCTTCGGAACTGGAGCCGGTTACTGCGGAATCGGTATTCAGGGTGCTGTCGAATACTTCAACATAACGAACGGTCTGACCGTTAACTTCACGGCGCACCAGGACATAAATCACGTCATCGCTTTCAGAGGGAATACTCGCCACCGATTCAAAAACGCCATCGGTGATCTGACGTGACCATGCGACTACATCCTGCGCCCGGTCGATCCCCATTGTGACCAGTACGCCATCGGCGCGGATCAGCCACACAAACGCATCAGGCTGTTGCTGATACGCCATATCGAGGACGCCGCCGGCTGTGATGTGTTCGGCCAGCACCGTTAAATCATTGGCGGAATACGAAACGTAGCTGTCGGGGTCATACGCTACGGCATACAGTTTTTTCCCGGCGCGCTGGATAAACATAATTTCGGTACCGACACGAACCGGGCGAATGCTGTTGCATCCGTACGGGCTGGGATTTTTTACCGAAATATTGGTGGGAGTGATCGCCGCGTCGCTGCCAGCGGTGATCGTAAACTCGCCGCCGTACGTCAGCGCGATAAGCGTATTCATCTGCGCCAGATGCACAATCGGATTCAACTGGTCAGAAGACAGCGTAAAACTGATCGCGTCGTCGTCGTCCGTTCCCAGCTCAAACGACAGGTAAACGCCGGTTTCGCTCCACCAGATTGTTTGCGGGTACTGCGGGGAACCGGCCAGAACAAGCCGCTGCTGATACAACGTCACCGCGCCGGGATAGCCAAATTCCTCCGTCCAGACAGTATCCTCACGTGTCCACGCTCCGGGGGATGCCGCCTGCGTCGCGCTTAAATCGGTGCGGATGGTACCGACGGCAATCTGAGCGCTGGTGATGCTCTTAATCAGCACCAGACCGCTGTTAATGCGAACGTACGAACCAACGTCCTCAGCTACCCAGCCAGTGCCAGTAAACGCGGGGGAATCGTCATCATCTGCGGGTTCGGCATCACTGAGCGTCAGCGTGATTTCTGAGCCAACGAATTCTTTAACCGATGGCTTACACCATTTCTCCGGCGTGTCGCGGATTTCGTCGAATGGCTCAACGATAAACGGCGCGGCTTCCAGTACCCAATCAGTTTGCCCCTTACGCTGCAAGCGGTGCGGCGGGACGCTCTGGTGCACTAAAAACATCGTGTCAGCACCCTGCACGTAATTCACCTCAGACAACATATCGACGGTGTACGGGCTGGCGATTTCATACGGGGTATTGTCTTCGTTTACCAACTGCCGGCCGTTCTGGTAAATGCGCAGGTATCCGTCGCCGAATTCGAGCATGTACGCCTGCGAGCGGTTAAAGACGTAGGGGATCAGTCGTGCTGTCCGGTCACCATATTTAGCGGCAGCGGCAAAGCGCGTACCCGGTCGGCGAACGACGCCGCCCTGCACCACGCACACCGCGTTTTCGATAATTTTTGCACCGTTGGCATAGCGGGCGATATCAACACGGCCCATCAGTCGCGGGGAAATTTCCCCGGCTGTAAAATTGGTTTTTATCAGGTTCGCGCGCATTAGAACCTCGATTCATAAGTGGGATAGCCGTCCAGTGTTTCCGGCGGTTCTTCCTGCCCGTCGATAGATTTAGCCTGGCGAAGAAGGTATGCAGCTTCCTGCGTCAGACTGTCGCGCAGACTCGCGGAGCCGGTGACGGCGTACGCCAGTTTTGCGGCCATGAACGCTTCGGCCAGATTGACCAGCGACGAATCCCACGTTGACTCATCCTCGTTACGAAACAGGTAGCGCAAATAAATCACGTTCTGGTTGGCCAGCAGCCGGTTTCCTTCAACGCGGTACCCGATATCCTCATACTCACGGCCAATGGACAGGATCCGGATTAAATCGCCCGGTAGCGGGAACTGGTAGCCGAAACCAAATGCGGGCGCGGTGCTGGACGGTGAGAGCACAACGCGTTTTACCGCGCAGTTCCATGGATGTTTTCGCAGCAGGTCGTTGCGTACGGTGGGGTAAATATTGGAGCACAGGCGGGCGTGTTCGGTCGCTTCGTCGAAGCTGTTAATTGGATGGGCGCCGAGCGCCAGCAGTGCGTTAGAACAGATAGAGATACTGGAAGCCATAGCCTTACCTCAGATGAAAAAAGGCCGGGAGGGATCCCCCGGCAAAGGCACCAGCGGCTTTATGCTACAAAATCGATGGCAACGACTTTCTTCTCGTTGGCGCGGCCAGCACCATAGGACGCATCAACGGAAATCTGGATGGTGTTATTTTTATCGCGGCGCGGGCCGATATCGACGTTGTACTCGGCGCCGGTACCGAAATGCACAGCGGATTTACACCAGGCTGCGGCGGTTTTGGTGGTGACGCTGGCAGCAGTCACAGAATCCAGTTTCTCGTAAGCCAGCCATTTAAAGCCCAGCCAGTTACCGTTTACCGCACCTTCCTGAAGCATTTTCACCGCCATAAAGTCGGCGCTGGTCAGCGTGGTATCGCTGAGGATCTGCGTCAGCATGTCGGCGTTGTACGTCATGTACAGCTCTTCACCGTTCTGCTCGTCACACTCGTTACGGCGGAACATCGCTTTAGCGGCGATCAGCTTGGCTTTGGTCATGCCGGTACCGCCGGCAACGATTTTCTGCGAGGCCGGGAGGGTAACGGATGCATACGCGCCGTTGTTCTCGGTCTTACGCAGTACCGCATCCAGCAGCGCGCGGTAAATCACATCGTCTTTTTTGCGGTTGGCGGCGGACAGGGTGAGCTGCAAATACGGCCCCTGTGGGCCGGCAATCAGCTTGCGCAGGTCGCGTTTCTCAACCGGCACGAAAACGCCGTAGTCGGCCATCAGCGCATTACGGGTACCGGCTTCCGGAACATCCCAGACGGTATCACCGAAACGCGTGGTGATTTGGGTCATCTCAATGGTACCCATATCGTTGATGGTGAACGACGCACCGGTGATGCTGCCACGGTCATGGACAGCAGCTTGCAGGCGCGAATCCTTTTGCTGTGCAGCAATTTCGAAAGAATCATGAAACTGCGTAACAAACGCAGCGGTGATCATGTTCTTGTTTGCATCAAATGACATAATAATCACTCCAGAAAAAATCGCCTGCGGGGTGTCGGTTTCCCGGCCCAAATCTGCACAATGCGGTTGGCGCTGGCGCATTGCGGGAGAAATCAGGTATCCGGCGTCCCCGCCGGGCTGGTTATGGGGTGATTGTTAGCGAGGTATGCGGTCGGAATCCCGACCAAATAAAAAAGCCAGCGGGTTAGGCTGGCTTCTGGTTGTGACTGGTCACGGTGTTACTTGTTTTTACAGGCGCCCTGGCCGGAGTAGCAGTTTTCACACATGCGCTCATCGGTACACTGCTCACTGAGCTTTTGTTTCAGCAGGTAACCTTCCAGCATCCAAATCTTGTTAACCGCATTCTCGCGGGCAATCTTGCGACCGATCTCCGGGTCGAAGTTTTGCGGGCTGGCGCAGGCGCTTTCGCCCGTGACGGTGAAGCCGTTGTGCAGCACCAGAACACAAATCGTCAGCAGGTTCAGCGCTGGGCTGCAATCGTCCATTGCCGACTTATCAGGCCAGCCCGCCTGAACCGCTTCGCCGACGTTGAGATAATGGCACTCTTTGATAACGCTCTCGATATGATCAGGCGTAACGCGCGGCGCGGTTAAGCCTTTAGCCTGAATTTGCTGCTCGATATCTTTGTCGCTCATTGGTCTTTCCTCTGGTTAGGTTGTCGTGACATGTCACGCTACAGTTTGATCACCGTAACGCTTCTGGTAGTACGCGCGAACCCGGGCGGAAACGTTCTCATGGTCGGCGTGTTTCGGATCCATGTAGGCCGGGGACTTCATCAGGTCGCGGACTGATTGCTGCTCTTCGAGATTCACATCGCCGCCCGCCGGCGCATCCTCCTGCATTTCAGCGCCGATTTTCGCCAGCATGCGGATCACCATCGGGTTATTGCCGATTTCATCCATGCGTCCTTTGTCGCTGTCATCCGCCAGAGAGTTAAATGCCCGGAAAGCCAGACCGATGTTTTTATTAAACTCGGCGTCAGTTTTCCACGTCTCGCGCAGCTGCGTGGCGGCGGCTTCCGAATCCAGCGCCGCAGCACCGTTAACCAGTTCGGGGGCCAGCTGTGCATATTCGCCCAGGATGAAACCCATCTGATCGTTGGTGATGCCTTTGGCATGCGCTGACTTCATGAAGGATTGCATGCGCGGGTCGGCTTTGAATTCGTCCCACTTAAAGCCCTCGACCTCTACCTTTGGCGCATACTCATCAGCAGTTTTCGGCGGCGTGTCCCCGCTGCCCATGCGCTTTTCAAGGTGCGAGTAAGCATCCGCCAGTTTGCGGGCTGAGCCTTCAACGTTGAGTTTTCCGTCATCGCCCATAACGCGGTATTTTTCAGGTAGCCAGTCATCCGCGCCTTGTTCGCCCGCGCCGGTGCTGAGTAGCGAAGTACCAGCAGGAGTACCGCCGCCCGGATTTTGAGTACCATCGCCATTACCAGCATCATCCCCTCCTGCGTTACCTGCTGGCGCGTCTGCGCCTGTTTCGGTGTTCATGAATAAATGTTTAAACTTCCACATCGTCGTTTACTCCGTCTGCTTTGTTGATTTGCATCAGAATGAAATCGAGCACGGATCGCTGTCCGGCCCGGTAACAGGTTTCGCGGTCGCCCTCGGTACCACCTTTGACATATGCCTCACGGCCAAAGCGGCGCGTTAGTTCTTCCATCACCTGCGGCCCGCCTGGCATTTCTTCGAAAATGCGCCGGTAGTCTTCAGGGGTTACGTCTTTTTTGATCATTGGTTGCCCGCCAGTCGTTGTCCCATAATTGCGCCTGCTGTCTGCCCTGCTGCGCCTGCGGCTTCCGTCCCGGCCTGCATCAGCATCTGCTGTTGCGCCTGCTGCTGTTGCATCTGCTGGCGCTGCTGTCGAAGTTGCTCGACCGCATCAGCGGAACGCATAACTTTTGCGGGAACGCCAAGGGCCTCGCCGACAACCTTGCTCGCCTCGTCGCTGTCCATGTTGTCCAGGACTTCCGGGTACGCCTGCGCCAGCTGCATGATGTTCTGGCCGTAGCGCTCGATGGCGGTCACATCCTCCAGTTTCTGCGCGCGAGCCAGCGGGGAGATATAGCGCACGTTGAAATTGGCACTCTGTAGGCTTTCTGGTGCGGGAGGGAAAACGCCAGCGCGGAACGCGATACCGAAGCAACGCTCTACCAACGGTTGCAGGTATTCAGCCTGGAAGCGGCCATAGACCGGGCCAAGCAACTGGCGGATCAGCGCGACACGCACATGCACTTCGGTAGCAGTCATTGCCGGGCCGTCCTGTGGTTGCAGCTGGTCGGCCATCATGATTTTGCGGATGGATGCCTGCAGGCGTTCTTCGGCGGTAAACGCCACGTTGAAATCTGCGCCGGTGAGCAACGGCTTCATGCTGTCGGTGCTGTTCGCCACGATGATGCGACGCGGGCCGACTTTGACCGTGCGCGGGTTAAGTACGCCGTCATCTTCAGCAATCCACATCCCGGAGATAGCCAGATCCTGCGCGGCCTTCTCCATGCGTTTGGTCTCGTTCAGCTCTTTGCAGTCCGGCAGCGCGTCGTATACCGGACCGATACCGTAGGAGCCACCGGGGATTTTCATCCAGCGCGGGACGCATACTGGAAATTCGTGATAACCGGATTCGCGTGCAATACGCTTGCCGCTCACTTCCACATTGAACGATGCAAAGCGCATATTGCGCGCCAGCTTCGCATTTACGGCGTAGGTATCGCGCGGGAAAATGCAGTGCAGGAAATCAAATTTATCGTCGGGTTTGTTTTTTGCAGCGTCGCGGATTTTTTCACTTACCTTGTCCGCGCCAAATTCTTTCACTGCCTGTTCAGCGGTGAGCTGATAGCAGCGATAAATCGTGTCCACGATGCCGTCCCGGCGGGTGGAGGTCACAAAGCATTGCGCCAGCGGCCACTGCTGGAAGGTGAATCCGCCCTCTTCCTTGTCCTCATCAACGTACAGCGCGAACCAGCCAGCGCAGACCACATCGAGATTGGCCTCGTACCCTTCCGCGTCAAAGTTAGCGGCGTGGATATTTTCCCATACCAGCGTTGCACAGGTGGACAACCACGCCTTAGCGTCATCAGGCAGTAATTCGCTGTCGAGGTTCAGCCATTGAGCATTCGCAGGTGTCATCCCTGACATTAACGCGGACGCCAGCATGCGGGCGCTGTCGGTGGCTGTGCCGTCCAGCAATTTTGCAACCTTGTGCTTTGCGCTCTGTGCGTCCAGCACCTCAGACGAAAACCCGGCCCCGCGCAGCGGATAGGTGTAGTCGTAGCACTCCCGCCAGACGCTTTCATGCACCTGGCGATTTGCTTTCAGCGTGTCAGCACGCCTGATTAACCGGCTGGCGAGTTGATCCATGAATTAAGCCCCTAACGTATTTTTTGCGGCCTGTGCGCCAGTGGACAGCAGGGAAGAACCTGTATCCGTCGCGCCTTCTGCGCCGCTGGCCAGCAGGGATGAACCCTGTTTGCGCTTTTTGCGCGCTGCTGCGTCAGCGTTCGCAGCTTTGGCCGCTGCGTCTGCTGCTGCATCGGCTTCGGCCTGCGGGTCTGACTGAACAACTTTTGGTGCGCTACCACACATAAAATTCTCCTTAGCCCGGAACGTGCCAGCCGTGTTCGGTTAATACCGGCGCAATGCGTACGGGTTGCTTTTTGCCTTCCTCGTTTGTCACCTGCTCCGCTGTGCCGCCAGTGCTTACATCAGTGGCTTTGCGTACCAGACTGAGGAAATCGAGACAGTTGGTCAGCGGGTGGCCGATAGTGTCAGTGAAGCCGTACTCTTCGAAGCGGGCAACGATCGCAGCGCCCTGCGCGTTGAGTGTGGCGAGAATGGCGTTACGTTCTGCCAGTTGAGTACCATCAAGCAGGGTTGAAACATTCTGCTGCACGGTCTGTTCGTCGCTATCGCTACCCTGCTGCTGAGCGCCGTTCTGTTCAGCAGTAATTAACTGCCCCTCAGTAACGAGCGTTTTTTCTTCCGGTGCCGCTTTTTCCTGCCCCGGCGTCTCAACGATTTTTTTCGGTCGAGCCATTTTTTTCACTCCTGAATTAGTGAGTCGTCATTGTGTGTTGCCCTTATGGTCAGTTTCCCGACCAAAAACAGGGCGGCGGAAAGTCCACCACTGGCGGTAAAGCACAGTAGGGAGTTTTTTACGGTCTGAGCTGGTAGCCAGACACCAGAGAGCAATTAGCGCTTCACCGTGACCATGGCGAGGCTCTGATCCAGATTTCCAGCCGAGGACAGCGGATTTTGAAACGCCAAGTTCATCGGCGATTTGCTGAGTGGTGAGATCTTTTCGGGTCAGGTCGGTAATGACTCTGAACCAGTCTGTACGGAAGGTGGCGACCAGCGGCATAAATCAGCCCCCTAAACGCGCGCGTGCGCGAGCATAGAGAAGGGCAAAATCGCCACCCGCCAGAATGTAAAAGGAGCCTGAACAGAATTTCATGCTTTCCGGACGCGTTGGCCAACCGCATTTTTTAGCGTTATCTGCTGCTCTAAGAGACGGAATTAAATTCTGCATAAGCGTAATTCCTTTACCTCGATAGTTACCTGTTCGAGCAATTCAGTCTCCGTTCCGTAGTTTTCTTCCCATGTTTTTTGCCCTGCGTGGATAGCTACGCCGTGTCCGCCGGTTCTGTGGTGTGGAGGGCAAAGCGGGAGAGTTTTTTTATGGTCGGCGCGCTGGGCTGTACCCTGCCCTTTACGGATGTGGTGAACTTCTGCGGGTGTGGCGCCATAGCTAAGATTGCGGCAGACAATGCAACCCAGTGATGCAACGTCTTCCAGCCAGCGTTTATCGTCTTTGGTCATGGCGATATTTCTCAGGCGGCATAGCTGAATAATTGCGAGGCTGCGTTTTCTGCTGCCTGCTGTGTTGGGAAAGTGCGGAATAAAATAAAATTCCAGAGGACGTCTAATACGGATTTGTACAACTGGGAGAATTCTACATCGTCCATTTTTGCGAACGATATGGATTTGGGCTCTTTGCGGATAGTGCCATCAGGCATCTGGTATTCGGTATAAAAACCGGCTTCGATAGTTACCCAGGAACGGAACGCTTCAAACGATTTTACCGCGCTGATATTCCCTGCACGTTTTTCTGCTTCATCGCGCAGATACTGATCCGCCAGTTCCTGCAATGTGTCGCCATGTCCGGCATAGTGGGCTACCAGCTGCACGTAGCCACGAACCAGTTTTTTATCGGCTGGCGATATTGCACCGCCGGAAGGTTGCCAGTAATCAAATCCCAGATTCAGTAGGGCAAAAAATTTACGGTGAAATGCCGGGTTTCGTGCCTGCTTAAAATCAGAATACAGGACGGCGCCCAGTTTAATTTTTTTCACAAAATCGCGGGCGTCTGGAGATGCGGGAATTAACACGTCACCGGGTGCTTTTACAAAAGAATACTGCGCCATTGGGTTCCCCTTTAGCGCAGCAATTGTTCAGAATTACATGGTGTTGGGTGTTCAGGCCAACGGGGTAATTATAGCATATTGCCGTCTGGTTTGATAATGGTATAACCCGTCAATTTAGCTAATTCAAACAACGCGTTAAGTGTCGCTACGTGCTCATCGGAATGGACAATTCTGGTCTTCTTAATCTTCCCGTTTTCACACGTTATCAGTACATCACCATCGTCGGGGAGAAGGTCTCCTGCGTCTTTCTTATCAACCACTACCTCTCCCTCAACAACAATACTGTATAAAATTACAGTATATATACTACCAACTGACAGTGAGCGCAAATTTTTAAGAGCACGAATCGTTAAAAATCAACAATAAATCTGAAAATATCCAATTGAATTCAAAAGAAAACCGCCATTTCTGACGGTTCGACTTTGTCTGGCATGTTCAATCAATATGCTGACAGTTTGGTTTCGTGCCAGCCGTACATTACCCAGCAAGCGGCTTCTCCGGAGTGCGGACAGGATGCCACCGGCAGCCGATCGCCGCACTTGCCGCAGCACCGTTTGCTCATGGCGTTAATCCGACCGCGCACCCTGGCATCGTCCTGGCGGATCAGCAACGCGATGTACTCGGCCATTTCGTAAGGATCACGTCCCGGGCGCCGGGCGGCGCAGTTACGCGCCAGCATGTCCATTTCCTGCGCATCGAGAACCAGCTCAATTTTCCGGTTGCCGGCGGCAGATTGCCGCGCTCGCTGCGCGGCTTTACGCTCTGCGGATGATTTAGCCATTAACCACCCCAGTTAGCTGGACAATCGTTTGATCGCATGGCGGAGCATTACCTGTGCATACAGCGCCGGTGCAAGCACCTGCGGCATTTTTGCATAACCCGACATTGAAAAAGCATGGCGTATCCCCTGTGGTGCTGCACGCAAATTTTCGATGCTGTTATTACTGAAATCATTGTCCAGATGAATAACGGTATATCCTGCTGGCAGCTTGCCATGCACACACTCGTAAACGTACACATCCAGCCGGACGTTTTTTTTGTTTACACGGATCCGCTGAGCCTGATTCGGTCTCTGGTTTTTAGGCTCCCGAAGCCACCCACGGGCCTTTTTGGCATACTTGATATGCTTAGGCATTTTCCGCGTTCCAAATCGCTTGTTAAACCGCTCCGTAAGCTCGGCAATCATCAGATCCTTATTGGCGTAAATAAACGTCAGTTGCTCATCTGTATAGCGAGGAGTTCTCAGCAAGAACTTGCTTAATCCAGTTGCCCTGAGGTACTGGCGGATTGCATCAACGCTTTTGTTTGTCTCAAAACACGCGTTAAACATTTCGGTTAATTCGCGGGCTGTAACTCCCTTAACGTTCTGCTGCAGGAAAAAAATTTGAGTTGTAGTGTATTGTTCTCTCATTTTTCGATCCCCATAATCTTAGGCACATTGCCCGCGGTACCGTCATAAATAGCCTTTTGAGCGTCGAGCGCAACGCGATAAGTACCGACCATCACCCCGACGATTTCCACTACTGCTTTTGCTCTGGATAACTCTTCCTGAAGCAGCTCGCCTTTGATATTGGGATCGGTGACGGTTTCCAGCATGGCGAACTGGTGATTCATTAAATCCTGAATAGTGTTTTTCATGGTTAAGCAACCTCCCCGATATATTCCGCAATGCCCGGCAGCAGCGCCACCGCTGGCGATTCACACTGATTTCCCCACACATCGAAACCATGCGAAGACTGGCGGGCGAATAACTCAATACGCGGCACATCGCCCAGCAGCTGCACCAGCTTTTGACGCACGATATCCGGTTTACGCGAATGCTCCAGACGCGGGGCCGTGAATGACTGAACGATCCCGGCATCCAACCGGGCGGGTAATTTCCCCTGCACAGCGAAAAGGCAATCCTCACTGTTCGCCCGGGTCATATGGCCCATTCCAAGGGCCAGTTTGTCGGTCTGCCGGCTGTAGCATTTGTTCCACGTAAAGCCTTTCATGGTCATCAGACGGAAGCCCCACGCCTCGACTACTCGCAACGCCTCCAGCGGCTGAGTCGGTACCCACCACATAGCCAGCAGGCAGTTTTCAGCGGCCAGTTCCCAGACCGGGAGACGGCAGATATCGAGCACAGTCATGGTCTGGTATTTGTGCCCGACGCCGCGTTCCCCGTCTTTGGCTTTGTCGCGGTAAGTCCATGGAGGATCCGCATAAATCAGGGTGTATTTGTTATTCACGCAAGCACCCCACTACTGCGGAGACATTCCAGCGCCCACTGCGCAACCTCACATCCAGCCCAAATAAGAGCGATAATGACTATCCAGCCAACAACGTTTGCACTGAGTACGAACAGCATCAGCGTCCTGCGGCTGCAATGCATAAAATCAGGTATTGAAAATTTCATGTCCGCTTCTCCCGCCAAAAATTTAATCTCGCTTTGAAAAATTCCCGGTAGCTTTCCGGCGTCGCTGCAATCTGCTCAACGATGGCCTGACGAGTAACTTTCTTCTCGAACAGCTGACGTATGAGTGCCGCTGCCCGCATGTCGTAGTGCTCTTTGAGCTGGCACTCCTGCGGCCATTTGGCACGATTGAGCGGTAAGCCGGGCGGCAGATAATCTGATTGCCCGGCCATGCCTCATGCCCTCGTTTTTTCTGAGTTGGCGTAATAGCGGGGATCCACGCTGGTCAGTGTGAAATGCGGCACTGGCATGTCGTCATGCCGAATAATTCCGACGTGATTCGATGCAAGCATCGTCGAGATACGTTTTTGCAGATCACGTAAGGTGATCTCAGCATCAGGATGATGTTTTTTGATGGCTGAAAGAATGTTCTGATACGACAGTGTCTTACCCTTCATCAGCGCAACCAACTGCTGGGCGGAAACTTCATCAATGGTGCTATTCAGGGGTTTAATACTCTCCAGCAGCAGGCGATGCCGGCCAATGCTGCCGACACGCTGGCCAGTTTTTTTATCGAAATGCTCATTAGGTCCAGCAGACCAGACGGTAGCCCCCTCGCTGAGTCGCACAGTTTTTTCACCCTTGTAATAAATCACGGTACCGGTATGTGTTTTACGACGGCGGCCAGATACAGCGGGCGCAGCAGTTTCACGTTTTACCGGCTTTTTCGGGGTGATCCCCGGAACTGGTTCTGGCCGTGGAGCGGCGACGAACACAGAACGGCTACGCGCACGGGCGCCGGCGTTCATGCGCCACAGAATCACGGGGATCCAGTTACAGCCATCATCTGGATTTACTGGTTTTGGGTAATTCAAATTCGTGGTCATAGGTCTTTCCTCGGTTTTATAGCGCTGGTCAGGCGCAGTTAAAATGCATCGGTGTTGTACTTCTCTGAATATCTACGCGGTTGTTTTCGTGGTTTTGCTGCCTCCAACTGAATGCGTGTTTTCTCTTTTCCGACATGCTGATCAACGTGCAGGAAGTGACCGTTTTTAAACTCCTGATAGATAACGGCACCAGCAGCACTGAATCGACTTTTCCCCAGGATGATTTCGGCGATCCCCGCCGCCGGGCTTTCAGGGTTGTAGACTTCATCGCGGTACAGGAACATGATGCTGTCGGCGTCCTGCTCGATAGAACCGGAGTCGCGGAGGTCTGACATAACCGGGCGACGCTGGCCCGCAGGACGGGAATCCACGGCGCGCGAAAGCTGGCTAAGCGCGAACGTCGGCGTATGCAGGCGCATAGCCATAGTTTTAAGGTTTCGGGAAATGTGGGCGATCGCCAGGTCGTTACGTTCTGCCTTTGGTTTTTTAATCAGGCCAAGGTAATCAACAACGATCATCGCCAGATGCGGATAGCGGCGCTTATGCGTCTCTGCAACAGCCCGGATTTGTTCAATCGTCAGATCGGTAGCATCGACGATCCAGATATCGCGCCCGTTCATGGTCTCCATGGCCGCTGTAAAGCGCGCCCAGTCCTCATCCTGCATATCGAGGGGATTACGCAGGCGTGAAACCGACATGTTGCCAGAGCCCGCCAGAGAGCGTTCTACGATTTGCGCAGCAGCCATTTCCATGCTGAATATCAACGCGCCACCGCCGGCAGCGGTAACACCATCGACAATCTTAAGCGCAAATTCTGTTTTTCCCATGCCCGGACGCCCGGCGACGACAATCAAATCTTGCAGGTTGATTCCACCGGTCGCATCGTCCAGTTCCTCGATCCCGGTTTTCAGGTTTCGGGTGCCCTCTTCGCCGTCCATGCGTTTCTGCATGGTTTCCATGTACACAGGCAATAATTCGCTCATGTGTACCGGCTGCACGTCTCCAGTGTCGCCGGTCATGTCCAGCAGCTGCGCCACGGCAGTTTCAACAACCTGATCGCGCTGTTCCTGGTTGTTTGCCTGCCGGATGCCATCAGCGCCCTGCTGCAGTAATTCGGCCATACGGCGGCTGCGCCACGCCTTAACCATTTTGCCGGCGTAACCCTTCAGGTTCGGTACCGTGGCAGGCATACGTGTAATTTCTGATAAATCAGCCAGGCTACTACCGCCCAGTGCTTCACTGACAAACAGCATGTCAATCAGGCCGTTCGCCAGCGCCTGTTTTTTAATTTCGGAGAACGCGCGACGGTGAAACCCGATGCTGAAAGATTCTTCAGGAGTAGAGGCGATCACATCGAATGCGTCCGGACTGGCGCCGCCATTTAGCAGGCCAGCCAGCACACAAGCTTCCAGTTCCTGCGGAGTCATAACGAACCTTCCCGGGTATTACGTAACGTTTCTGGTTTCATCAGGTAGTCAAAGCTGGCTCGCCATCCGCCATCTGTACCGAAATAAAAATCAGGAGCATCAGCGCGGAATTTTTCGAAGTACCCCAGGAATGCACCGGTAGTTTTATTTTTCATGTGAGCAGCCAGGCGGGCGATCATCCGGCGGCGGTCGGCATCCAGTTCAGCAGCAGGCAGAACGTCAGCGAAAATTTCGTTGTAGCCGTTCATGACGGCTTCCGGGTCGATCTTCGCCTCCAAAACAGCCCACGCCTCAGCGTCGGCAAGATAGCCATCAAAGCGATTTATCCGGCAGATGTTCGCAGGTTTCGGCAGGCTGTCACCACGGCGGCGCCATGTGGCCAGCACCCAGCGGATAACCAACTGCAATTCGTCCAGGGTGTACCCTGCCCGGGTGGTGGTCGGCGTCAGCATCATCACAAACGGTTTCAGGTCTCGGCAGCGGGTACCGGTTTGCTCGTTGTAAAAATCCAGCGCTTTTTGTGCATCGGAAAGAATTAACTCAACGCCTTCCCCCTCCTGGGGGTTAGGGGGATCTATATTCTCTGTAGTATTCTCTGTAAGAAAGTTTGCTGGTATTCCCCTGACTTGTTTGGTGGTTTTCCGCATTCCAGTATGTGGTTTTTCCGCATCCTTGTTTGCGGCTACAAGAGCTTGAAATAAAACATCATTATCAACCTTGTAGAAAAGCCGAGCAGGTACACCTTTCTTTTTTTCCTGTAGTACACCAATTGAGCGAAGTTTCTTGCGTGCGCCCTCCTGTTCATAGCGGGAAAGGCCAGTTTCTTCTTCCCATTCTTCCTGAGTTTTATATACCCATCCGTCATCGTCGGAACGGTTAGTCCAATAGATCATTTGTGACAGAAACAGCGCAGCCGTCACGCCAATATCCAGGCGAATAAAACTGCGCTGGAAGGCGATCGGTCTGTCGAGTAATGGCAAAATATTCATCGTCAGATCCCCAGCGAGTCAGCCAGCTGACGACAGGCGATTTCGTATTCTTTTTGGGTGAGGCCCGCTTCCTGCAGCTCTGCCTTGCGTAGCTCGTAGCGTTCCCAGATTGTCAGCGCAGCAGCGCGACGTTCCTCGAAAATCGATTCGATATCTTCCATCGGGACTTGCACCCCGTTCCGGCGAAACCCGTTCCGCCAGGTGATGCGGTCTTGTGTTCTCATTGGTCTTTCCTCGGTACAGGTTAAGCGCTGGTCAGGCGTTGTGTTTCTCGCATAGCTTGTAATGCTCTGGCGACTTGTTGCGGCCCGTCTCTGGCATCGAGTAACAACGCAATAATCGCCGCGGCAAACTCGCGAATGGCCACGCAAATTAAATACTGAGTTGACATCCCCAGGCGCGCGTAACGTTCTGCCGGCAGCGCCGCTTCCATCGCTTTGACCAGGGCCAGAGTTTTGGCTCTCGCGGCTTTGGTCTCGCCTCGCAACCAACGAAAAATTTGTTGGCGGTTGTTGTTGATTGCCCGCCAGTCGGCGTTTCCATCTGCATCTTCAATCTGGTGCAGCTTCAGCGAACCGGTATTACCACCAAGACGAAACCACATGCGGCTTATCTCGATAGCAACCAGCTCCTGCCCGCTTTCCGCTGCCCAGTTAAAGATCTCTCGTTTAAGTTCTTCGAGGTATTCCACTTCGAGCGTCTCCTGTCGCTGAAAATTGATTAAGCGTAATCAGATTTCGATGCCGCCGATTGTTAAGCTGCCATTTCTTCAGGCATTCCATCATCGATATTTGGATAGAGATCCGGTCTCAATTCATGTGGAGTAACTTTCCAGCATAAAGCCTCAGATGTTCTGAGAACTTCTTCCGCTGGTACCCTCCCCTTGAACCATATGCTGATTGTTTGAGGCTTTTTACCCAAACGCCGCCCCAATTCGGATTGGCTCATGTGGTTGAGTATTTTTTTCTGCAGTTTTTTATCCATGTGGACTCCTTAGTAGTTCGCGCATAATTACAAACAATATTTGTAAATGCAAATAATATTTGAAATGCCCGTTACAAACAAACCTTGTATCCTAGCGTCATGAGCAAAAAGAGCAGAAATATGGTATTCGCCAACCGATTGCAGAGAATTTTGAAAGATTTGGGCTGGTCTCAGTCCGAAATGGCTAGGCGCATCGGTGTTACAGCCCAGTCTGTTCAATCTTGGTGTGGTGGGGTGACCCCCAGAAAAGACAAGCTTGATAAGTTGGCAGAAGTAACCGGACGTCCTGTGCATTGGTTTTTTATGTCCGGTGATGGCAATTTGGAATCTGAACCATCAATTACAGAAGTCAGCAGTAAGGTTGTAACACCACAAGAACAAGTCCTTTTACAGCTTTTCAACGAATTACCGGAAAGTGAAAGAACTAGTTTAATTCAGACTCTTAAAGAGAAAAAACAACATTATGACCAGCTCTTGAAAGAGCTGCTTGAAGTAAAAAATAAGAAAAACGTAGGCTAAAGGAGGTGCTATGGGGTGGCTGGCTAATCGGGTTGATAAATGGGCGAGCAAAAAACAGAATCAAGAAATTAGTGAATTCGTCTACAGGTTAAAATCCATGGATGGTGCAGAAATTGGTCTCATCGTAGCAACAGCAACTCATGTAAGGCACATTCTTGAACGAGAAGGCCACAATATGATGGATCCTGTGGTCTATACATCCTTGAACCCTGCCTTTACGTTTTCACTTAGCCAAACAGTGATCCAACTGCAAAAAGAAAAAAACTTTGGCATGGCAGCAGCATTTATGGTCTGGGTTCACACTTTCAGATCGTCAACCAGAGGCGAACTGAGACAGTACGGTCGAGAAATGTGGCGAGAATTAGAAAGGGGGTTTCCTTACGTTTTCGATGCAGCAATGGGCTACCAGCAACTAACTGGACACTCCCTTGATTTTTACGATGCAGAATCCTTCCCCACAGGTTTAACCCCAGACCCTCTTTAACCATCTGAAAGAACGATGAAACAAGCCGAGCGCATGCTCGGTTTTTTTGTTCAATGCGCACCAACTACAAATAAAATTTTAAATTTTCATTGACGACTACAAATTATGATTGTAGATTTCATCACATCAACGACGCACTAACCACGCGGCAGTTGTTCAGAAACAGTTCTGACAGTCCGGAAAGACGGGCAAGAATTCTTCGGGTCGCCGACAGTACGATGACATGCGGGAAAGACCGCAACGAACATCCATTGCTGTGTGTAGTCTTGGCCCAGCCCCCACGGTGGGCACCTTTTTTCACACAGTAACGATTTTACCGTTGTGCCTGAGTCCCCGAATGGAGAGGCCAAACCCGCAACGTGACACCTGGGAAAGACCGGAGGAAGTACAACGCCTGACCAGCGTAAACCTGAGCATGACCAGCTCTGGCACCGGGGAAGACCGGAAGAGGAAAGACCAATGGGCCTAACCAGCCTGACAGCCGGGAAAGACCGGCAACCTTTAGATGGCAAAAGGCCCGCACAAGGCGGGCCAGTTACCCCGAACGGTGACCAAACCATTCGGATTTTGCCGGGAACCACCCCGGCGATTAGGAAAGACCAATGCCGACGGAGTCAACACTGATCGGCTCTGAGTATACATCATCAAGGAGTCGCTATGGAAGCGCTTACCATCCCCGTAACTGTTTACGTTATGGCCACAACGAACCCATATCTACCAACGTCTTATCACTCATTCACCTGTGACATGTCACAGCAATACCCCGATCTGTATGTCCTCGTTACTACCAAAACGGTAGAGGTTCCCATTCCGGCTTTAGAGCCAATCGACATTATTGGTATGCAGGTTAATGCCCTTCGCGCGAAGAAAGAGAAAATCTCTGCCGAAGCAAAGAAGGAGCTGGGTGTTATTGAAGACCAGATTCAGCAGCTGCTGTGCATCGATCACTCTCCGATTGAAGAAAGCGACGTACCGTTTTAATTAACCGGCGCGTGACCTGCGCCAGAAACCAAGAGGAAAGACCAATGACCATCTACAACGGCTTATTTGAGCCAAAGAAATCGGCGATTAAAGACTGCGGCGCCGTGCAGCTGGCGATCGCCATCGATGCGCCAAACAAAAAAGTGGCCGAAAGCATTATGACCGGCAAACTCTGGGAATCATACCCGGCCAATGGTGACAACTATTTCAAACCGAAACTGTGGGAACACGTTGAAGGCCAGCCACTGCCGACCGTTGGCCAGTTCGATGAGTCATTCGCCCAGCAGCATACTTTTGACGGTGAAAAATGGGTTTCTACTGCGCAGGATAGCGCTTCCGGAAGCAGTGCAGGTTTGCCTGCCGACGATGAAGTAATCGACCTGATGACCGTTTCCGCAGAGGAACGCTTTGCTGCCGTCCTGCTTTTTAGCACCGCGGCGATTGATGGCCATCTTTATTCTCAGGTTGTGGATTATCTGGATAACCTGAAAAACCACGATGGGGAATTTGAAGAGGAAGATCGCTTTAACTTTAATGTGCTGTGCGCCCTGCAAAATAACTTCCCGGTTCAAAGCATGCATGTGGAAGGTCTGAATAACCTTGTCCAGGGGATTTTCTCCCACTTTGAAAACCAGACGCCAGGCAAAGCGGCTATCTCTCAGTTCGTTAAACGCTGGCTTGAGAATCCGGGAAAGCGCGACGAACTGGCCCCCGGCGTATATAAAAATACCGCTCTCAGCACCAGCACCAGCACCAGCACCAGCACCAGCACCAGCACCAGCACCAGCACCAGCACCAGCACCAGCACCAGCACCAGCACCAGCACCAATGATAAAACACCCGTGGTAATTTCTAAGCGCGGGTATAAACACACTTATGCAACGCTGGATCAGGAGATCGCTACCGCCCTTCTCCCGCTGGCGCCTGATGCGCCGGTACTATCCGGAAACCTTCTGGACGCTAAGAAGATGATTTCCGATGACCGGGAAGATTTTAAACGCTGGTCAGCATCGCTGCACACCACTCCACAGATACTCAAATACGACCGCGCCAGCATCTTCGGTGTGGTGCAGAACGTACCGGCGAAAGATACCTACCATTTCCCTGACAGCCTGCGCCGCCACATCGATTCATGGCTGGCGGCCAACGGCCGCTTTGAAGAAACCGAGACAGGATCCGTTAAACAACCAGAAGCGACGCAAAATACCGCCTCAAACGTGGGCGAAAAAGAGGAAGTGCCGCCGTCGGTTGTAACCGATACCCAGGCCAAACAGGCGCGTGAGACGCTCAACGATATGGGCTATGGCGTATATGCCTCTGGTGAAGGTGCGGAACCGGAAGAGAAGTTAAGCGTTAAGGCTGAGAAAATAGCAGATGAAGCTGCTCGTTTGTCTCGTGATATTGACCTCAAAGATCGCATGCCAGATGCCGGAGATTTGATTCCAGCAATTCAACCAAACGAAAATATAGCCTCAAAAAAAATTGAATCATATCTATCTGAATTGAATGACGACCAGGCCAAAGCAAACCTTAGCGTCTGGAATCGCGTCCAGCGCACAGATCCGGCCTTCGTCGAAAAGAACAGTTTCGGCGCAGGGCTTCACTCAATCCGGGCGCAGTACATGCTGATGCGCGCAACGGAAGTTTTCGGAATGGAAGGAACCGGTTGGGGCGTTGATATCAAAGAAGAGCGCATAGATCGAGGTGTGCCGCTTATGGAGCCAATACAGGACCAATCAGGAAAAATAATTGGCCAGAAACCGGTAAGGGACGGGGATGGCTCATTATTCTGTTTATCCGTACATACAATTCGGATTGAACTCTGGTACCTGCGAGACGGAAAGAAGGGGCGCATTCCGGCCTATGGACATACGGATTACATCACCAAGGGTGGTGATGGTGCATTAAAAATGGAGAAAGAAGCCGCCAAAAAATCACTGACTGACGCGACAACCAAAGCACTATCCCACCTCGGATTTGGTGCAGACGTTTACATGAACATGCATAACGACAACGAATACACTTCAAAATTGAATGAGATATTCGAAATCAAAAAAGCCAGCGAAAGCATCGAAGATATAGTGCGACTTCGTCAGGAATTAGACGACGATCTTACCTCCGTTGCTGAAACCCTATCTACTGGCGTGACTGTTAACGAAGTTGAAAAGGTTTTTGGCACTATTGCCCGAAAACTCGAAGTGCACCGCAAGGATGCAGAATCAAAAGGAGACACTCAGCGTTCTCGATACCTCAGTGGCCGGTTGCGCCGCCTGACTGATATCAAAAATGGACGTATCGCCGAACTGAATAAATCCGAGGAGAAAGCATAATGACTTCTACTACTGCAATTGCTATCGCTGCCGATATGTCAAAACTCCAGGCGCTTCTGGAAAATGAAGACGGCTCTGGTCTATCTCCGGAAATGATTGCCGACACAATGGAAGGACTCGAGTTGCAACTCGGCGACAAACTGGATGCGGTGTTTGTGCATGTTCGCAATCTGGAAGGTCTGGCAAAAACCTGCGATGAAGAGGCCAAACGCCTCGCCGCCCGCAAAAAATCATTCGAAGGTAAGATCACGAACCTGAAGAAATATGTTATCCAGTGCCTACTGGCCGCCGGTCAGGATACGGTTAAAACCGCCAAAAATACCTTTACCGCACGTAAGGGAGCTATAAACGTCGTGATCGATAATGATGAATTACTGCCGGATGAATTAGTGACAGTTCAGACGTTAGTCACTCCGGACAAGAAAGCCATCAAGGAAGCGATTGAATCAGCACAGGCAGCGGCGGCCCAGATTACCGCTGACGGCGGAGAGATACCGGAAGAACTGTTAAACCCAGTGCCGGGCGCTCACCTTGAGATTGGCGAACGTTTGCTGCAGGTGCGCTGATATGCTGAAACTCACACTGAAACGAGGCGACGCGCTTCACGTCGTTTTTCCGGACGGTACTAACGGGATAATCGAAGCCTGCGCACGTTGCGAACTGGCTATGCATTTTCCGCGCAGTGCCAAAATCACCCGCGAAAATGGCGCGTTCCGGAATAAACCAAACCTGATTAAGCCTAATCAGAAATAACCCGCAGCTGTCGTTAGCATTGTGATCTACCTATGAACCGGAGATCACAATGCTACGTTGGCAACCAGGCACACTTTTACTTTCAGATTTCGATATCAAAATTGGCAGGCTATCAGCCAGCGTTAGAAAGAGGACTCTGACCCAGTCCGATATCCAACGCGCTTGCGATACGGCAGACAACGCGATAGCCGGCATGCTGAGGAAAGACCATGAGACACGATCACGACATCATCACCAGAGAGGAAATGATCGAACTGACGGGGACCCCACTTAAATCGAGGCAGTGTGAAGCGCTACGCCGGGCCGGTGTCTTTTTCATGGAAAGGGCAGACGGCCATCCTAAAACGACGTGGGGCCATTTCCTGAACCCGATTAAATACCGCAACCAGCAGGAAGAGACGGTGCGGGAGGAAGAACCAGACTTCGGAGCTATCTTTAATGGCCGGAAAACGTAAGAACCCCGCTGATAACTGGATGCCGCCCCGCGTGTATCGCGGTAAAGCGGCGTATGAATTCAGGAATAAAGATAACAAGGCTATCAGGCTATGTGCGCTCTCCGAGCCTCAATCAGCTGTATGGCTGGCATATGAAAAAGCCATGGGAGAAGAAGTCGAGCGCAAGACGTTTCAGGTTCTGGCCGATCAATTCATGTCTTCCCCTGACTGGCAGGATTTAGCGGCAGAAACCCGAAAAGACTACACGAAATACGCAGGCAAAGTGTTGCCGGTGTTCGGGAAGGTTAACCCCGATAAAATTAAACCAGAACACATCCGGCGCTATATGGATCAGCGTGGCATGGCCAGTAAAACGCAGGCCAACCGGGAAAAGAGTTTTCTTTCTCGGGTATTCCGCTGGGGTTATGAGCGGGGTTACGTCCAGCATAATCCCTGTCAGGGCGTTAAGAAGTTCAAAGAGACAGCCCGGGAGCGTTACATCACCGACGAAGAATACAAAGCGGTTTACGACGTTGCTCCGGACGTGGTTCGTGCCACCATGGAAATCGCTTATTTGTGTCTGGCCAGACAAAGCGATGTGCTGGCTTTGACTGAAGACCAGATACGGGAAACCGGGATCTTTATCCGCCAGGGTAAAACAGGAGTGAAGCAAATCAAAGCATGGTCGCCACGCCTGCGCGCAGCTGTCGCCCTCGCCCGTTCCCTGCCGTTAAAGCCGGGTATACGCAGTCTGTTTGTCATTCACCAGACCAGCGGCAGCAAATACACTCGCGACGGTTTTAATTCACGCTGGCGCGACGCGAAAATCGCAGCGCAGGAAAAGTACCCTCACCTGCAGATAGATTTCACATTCCACGATCTGAAGGCGAAAGGTGTCTCTGATCTGGAGGGAAGCCTCGAGGAAAAACAGGCGATTTCAGGCCATAAGAATTCGAGGCAAACAGCAATTTACGACAGGAAAACTAAAATCGTGCCGGTGGTCGGCGGTCAGAAAAAATGA